AACGTTTAAGTTTGCATTAAGTGCAGGTGTGTAATCTAATACGCCAGCCATTGTTAATGCAGATGCAACATCAGCAGAACAAAGGATCATGTTACCCTTTCCTCTACGAGTTCTTTGTGCAATTCTGTTTGCATCTCTTTCGATCTGGAAGAGTAGTCCTTTGAACTTCTCAACTGACCATCTACCATTACTGTCTACGTCTAGGTCAAATATACCTTGTGTAGCAGTGTTAACAGCAGCACCCTTTTCAGCAACCTTATAGATTGTTCTGATAACTTCTCTGTTGATCTCAGCAAGTATCTCTGTTGAAAGGATATTTGCTAATTCTGCTTCAGCGTTCAATCCGTGGATTGCCTTAAGGTCTTGAGCAAGTTCTAAACTGTACTCTGCCTTTAGTGCTCTGGATTTTGCAGTAACGGTAACTTTCTCGATTGAGAATGCCATCTCGTTGAACTGGTCGCCTGTTGCACCACCAAGTGCTTCAGCGTCTCCAGTGTTCATACCTTGACCAACTGCGTAATCTTGCTGATCGCCACCTGATGCATTTAATGCTCCAGGATTGGTTCCTGCTTTTGTACCTGGTGAAGTAGTACCAAAACCAACTGCTGATCCTTCAGATGATTGTGCAGTGTAACTACCTTGTGAAAGATCGTTACCATCATTCTGTGCAGAGAATGCTGTATCTACTTCATCGAAGAATGTTTCAGTTCCAGACTGACTATCCTTACGTGATCTCATTGCAAAGATAAGTCCTGTTGGGCCATTCATTGGTTGAACACCTGCTAGGTCATATGCGACCAAGTTAGGCATTGAACGACGGATAAGACTTATAAGAACTGGATCGAAACCAGCTGTTGGGCCTGCTGCTGTTGAGTCAGCACCAAATGCACCTGAAGCACCTGCTGCGTTACCAGAGTTAGCTGGTGATGCTTCATATAGGAAGTTATTTTGCTCCCTTAAAAACTTTTCTTGATTCTCCAATAGAACCGCAGTAACCATCTTACGATGAGCGTCCTGTATACCAGGTGCTCCTTCATAATTTAGAATTGGTGACCACTTCTCTTGGAGTTGTTCAGCATTGAACATTTCCATGTGAAATTTACCTCTTTAAAAGTGTTTGGTTAAAAATTTAATAAAGAATTACTTTTTAGTGATTCTCTGAAGTGTTGTTAAGTAGTTTGCCATTGTACCAGTTGATTCTGCTGCTGGTGCATTAGCCTCCTCTGATAACATTTCTGAGTCTTCACTTTGAGTACTAGCGACTTGTCTTGTTGGGAAATATGAATTTCTCAATGTAACTAGTTTCTCACGGTAATCGGTTTCACTTTCGAACTCAACACTTTCAGCAAGAGATGCAAGTTTATCTTTCTGAGTAACTGCTAGTCCTTCAGAAACGTCACTTAAAATTCCATCTGATTTTGACTCTGCTAATCTCTTGGTCAAACCGACATTCTTTTCGATTTGCTCATTGAGTTTTTCTTCCATATCATCTAGTTTATTTACCATGCTCTCAAGTACATCATATTTATCTTCAGGGATTGATACATAATGTTCTTCAAAAAGACTCTTCATTCCAGTTAGGAATGACTCAGACATTTCTGCCTTAAGTCCTTGCTCCACAGCAAGAGAGTTTTCCTCTAACCATTCGTTAGCGACATACTCCAGATAAGAGTCAACTCTCTCTGTGAGCTCCACTTTGGTAGAGTCAATTTCTTCTTGCAATATTTTAGCATATTCCTTCTCTAAATCTTCCTTTATAAGGGAAACTTTAGAGTTAATTGCTGTTTCAAAAATTGTCCTTGCTTTCTCTTCGAACTCTTCGGACAACTCCTCACCAGCAATCAATGCGTTAATGTCATCTTCAACATTAACTTCTATTACTTCTTCCTCTTCTGTAACTACCTCTTCTCCTTCTGCAGTTACTTCTTCTACTGTATCTTCAGATTCTTTTATTGCTTCTTCCATTTTTTTACGAAGTGTTGATTCTTCATCTGTTGGTTCTTCAGAAACCACATCACCTTCGACCTCTACTTCCTCTTCTTTAACACCACCATCTGCTGGTTTTGCACCTTTAGTGACAACATCTTTAACTTGCTTAAGTGTGCCAGTTGGTGTTTTCAATTTATTTGAATCATCATCTGGTTTGGAATTTTCAGGTGTAGGCCCTCCAAGATCTTCCACATTTCCTAATTGTGTACCTGGATCTGCCATTGTTGGCATTGGATCTGCAGGTTTTGCATTAGCATTAACAACAGTCTTGGATTGCTGTGTCTTTACTTCCATTTCTTGTAAATTAGTACCACGAGACATTTGTAACTCTCCGATTTAACCTTTGTTTAAAATTTTACTATAGTTATTTATAAATTAAAGATTTGATAAGAAATCGCCAAATAATTCGAGTTTCTTCTCCTCAAGACGTTTTTGGTCAACGAGGGTGTTAATTCTTTTCTGAGTTTGTGCTGCTTGCTGTTCACGAAGAATTCCACCTTCCCAAATCCATTCCTTTCCTTCCATAATTCCTGATACAAATGCATCAGGTGCAGATGGATCTGCAACGATATCTGCAGCTGTTGCTAACATAAAATCTTCACCAACAACTTTGCATCCATTTCGATCTTCTCTTAATGATCCAACACCACGAGAAGAGACTCCTAACATCACACCTTCATCTAAAAGTGAAGATGCAATTTTACCCATTGGTGTATTAAGTAATTGTGCTTTTCCTCTAAAATTATTTCCCTCTTTAACGAGCGATGTAATTTTATGAGAAACACGATCAAGGTTTACAGTTGGGCCATCTGGATGTCCAAGTTCACCAAGTGCTCTACCTTTTCCAACAAATGATTCGTTATATCTGTTAACTTCTCTTGCAAGAGTTTCAACAGGATACATTCTACCATTTCTGTTTTTGATATTACCTTGTAAGAATACACCTTCAATATAAAGTTTCTTATTAGATCCCTTACCTTCGGTAATTATTTTTACGTTTGAGACTTCTTCTGTGATTAATTTCATTGTTCTTAATTTGTAAATCCTACTGCAGCACCAACGACATCAGTTCCACCACCAACAAATACAACATCTGTTGGATTCTTTTCTAGAACTTCTGTTTGACCTGCTAATAATGAAAAAGTTCCTATAGTAGCGGAACCACCGTTGTTTTCAGCAACAGTAACAACTCTACCAGTACTGCCACTACTGTTTACTAAACGAACAAGAGTTGCGTTACTAAAACTAGTAGCAGCACCAACTGTATTCGGTACAGTTATTTGTGTCCCTTTAATTAAGATTCTAGACATTTGGATCCTCTTCCTCTTGTGGTTCTTCTTCAGTTTCTAATTGACTTGTCACTTCAGTTTCATCTGTTGGTTCATCTTCAATTTCTGGAGCTTCGTCACCAAAAAGTTCTGCACCAACTAGTGGTCGTGCAGCATCAACTCTCTCTGCAG